ATGGCAAAGAAAAAGCTTAAGGACTTCTTCAAATACTACTCTTCTCCCTATGCCTTCCTTTCCCTCTTCAAAGATGATAAAGCTCACATTAAAAAGGTTGTTCTTGCTTTTCTGGATGAGGTGGAAAGGCTTCCGTTCCCTATAGACTGGACTAAAGGTAAAGATGACGCTTCATATTGGCATTCCGTTTATGATGTTGTCCTTAAACACTATGAAATCCAATTAACCAATCAATTAAACCAATCAATCAATCAATCCCAAACCCAAAAATCCCAATCTCTAAAGGAGGTGCCATCATGAGGAAACTTTTTAGCTTATTGGCAGTTTCTGGCCTGTCTTTGCTTGCCTTCTCTGGCGTTGCCCATGCTGATATTCTTCAGGCTGCAATTGATTCTGTAAACAATCTTATAGCTGGTATCCAAGGGCTTCTCGCTGCGGTTGCTTCCATACTGATATTCTTCCTCACCTACAAGGTAATAAAGAAGGCTTTGAGCAGGGCATAATGTCAGTCCTTCCTGTTGTCCTGTTCCTCTTGGTAGTTCTGGCGGGTTCCTTGCCCGCTTTTTCAAAAGCATGTTGTTATCCTGCTCATTTTTACCCTTCTCCTCCTTATGCTAAATACGGTTGTGTTTGCATTTATGCCTATGATTATGATAAGGTCCGTGTGGAATTTGTATATGACCCTTCAGACCCTTTCTTTGATTATGCATTTTCTATTTGTTATTCAGCGTTTCCTTATTGTGAGGGTTTCCTTTTAAATTGTCGGGTTTCTGGCTCTGGTGTTATTGATTGTTTTTCCTCTTCTTCTTCTTCTGAGGATGATCCTCCTTCTTTCTCCTGTTCTTCCTCTCCTTGTTTCCTTGACTATATTCCTGATTTTAGCGGTTCAGGTTCAGGTTCAGGTTCAGGGCGTGCCTGTCAGTCCGTTAATAACCTTATAGACACTTTTCAGGGTGTAAAGGAAGGCTTTTTAAAGGTCTTTATAGGTTCTGCTTTTGCCTTCGGTCTTCTGGGAGGTGCCTATGCGGTTCTTAGGATTAGGTTTGGTCCTTAGTTTGGTGTTTTTTTCTTTTGCCTTTGCCCAATCCCAGTGTGAGTGTTTGGACTATGTGAATGCCCTCAATCAGTTAAACCAAACCATACAGGAATTTAAATCTGACTTTCTAAAGATGGTTTTAGCTCTTTCCACCGTTCTTGGAACCTTCTCGGCTATTTTGTTAGGTAAAGCCCTTAAGAGGTCTACAAAATGAAGGCATTTATCGCTTTCCTCCTTATTCTCCTTTCTTCCTATTCAGCCCTTGCCTTAACTTGTCAATTTGAGAACACTGGACAGGGTCGGGCTTGCGTTTGCAGAGAAAGTAATTCAGTCTTTATAGTTGATGACTCTTATTGTTCCTCTTCCTGTCGCTGTCCTTCAATCTCTCAGGTTCTGGAAGACTTTATAAACTCTGCTAAAAACACTGACCTTTTCCTCTTCCTTTCCTCCTTCCGTTTGAATTTTGAAGATAACCCTCCTCCACCTATTGAGGTTAATCTCCCTCCATTTATCCATACCACCATTGATATAGCAAATCACCCTCTTATGCGTTTGCTTTTGATGTCCCTTAAGACTGCTTGGATTATCTTCGCCACTATCCTTAGCTACTTTATCATCTTCCGTAGGTAGCTATGCGGTGGGTTCTTTTCCTTTTTCTCTTTGGTCTGGGCTTTCCTGCTTCCGTGGTCTATGAGGCTAAATTGCAAATGCCTAAAGCAAGTGATGATGAAGTTATCCGTTATTTGAACTACCTTTATGAAAGGTCTCTTGCCCTCTCTGACTCGTTGGAAATTCTGGAAAGGATGTGGGAAAGGTCTAAAAATGTTGATTATGTCCAGCTTGAGGATTTTCGCAGTAAAAAGCAAGCTTACCAGTCTGCCCTTTCTGAGTTTGCCTCTGCCAAAAATACCTATATAGACTTTATCCAAAATCCTCGTTCCTATTCTACCCTTCAGCCCGCCACAGATTTACAAACAAAATTAAGGAATTTGGTTCTCCGTCAGGTAGAACTCAAGCAAAGCATAGAGGTAGTGGCACCCGCCCTGAGGGCTTTATACCCTGACCTTTTTCACACTTCTCAAGCAGTTAATAACACAAGGCTTTTTAACCGCCTTCTCTCTGGCTTGCTTTCCTCAGTTTCTGAGATTACTAAGCTTGGTTTCCGTGTGCTTTTTAACCCACTTTTTGAGTTTGGCTATGTTAATCTCGTAGAGAACCAGTCCCTTTTAATCCGTCGCCTTTTGTATTTTCAGTGGAAAAGTGTTAATCATTCAGGACTTGGTGTCGGGCTTATTATTCCCAACGGTTTTAACCCTTCCCTTTTGCCTGACCTTTCTAACCTGCTTGAGATTGGTCAGCCTTGCCCTCCAGTTCCTCGCCTTGTTAGTTCTACCTGCTATGATATTTACGCCGTATGTGAAAGAGGTCGTTTAGTTGGCTATAATATCGTTGCTAAATCTGACTGGTCGCCTTACTATTGGGATGTTAATCCTTTTGATCCTTATCGTTCTGGCTATACTCTTCCTATTCATCAGGGTGTTTATGGAGACCCACCTGGTGGGTTGGGTGGAGTTTTAGCTGGTTATTACCTTCAATATTCTTCTGCTTCTTTTCCGCTTCCCTTTATGTCCGGTGCTCCTGTTAGTTATTATGGAACTGGTTATGCCCTTTATAGGTCCCGCCGTGTTTCCACTTGGTATTGTAATCCAGCGGTGGATGATTATTTAAGTGTTTGTCGTAATTGGAATACAAGGGACGCAAGATGTGATCATATCCCTCCGCATGATTGTGGTGTGTGGCATTATACTTATGACCCTTGCTATGTTTGTAGCTGTGATGTTCAAATTCATTATGTAGTTGATAACTGCTTCCACTCTCGTGCTCCAGAGGGCTACACTGGAAGTTGTTCATGCCGTCGTGTTTGTGAGTTTGACCCTGAAAATCCTGCCACCCATCCTAAAGAGATTACCCTCCCTATGCCTAATATCCCTCGTGTTCATCCTCTTACTCCTGAAACTCCCATATATGACCCTCTCCCTTTTAACTTTGACGATTTAACAGATGATGAAAAGGGAGAAATCTGTCGGACTGTCTCTCGGGTTTTGCCTCTGCGTGATCTTTCTCCTTATCTAAATCCTTTTCCTCTCCCTTTGGGAGATGTTCCTTATATTGAGGTTTCTCCTGACCTTCTCCCTCAGCTTGACCCTGATACTTTAATCCAGCCTCTTCCTATGCCTGCTCCTCGCCGTTTTATTGTCCGTCCTTCTACTCCCTTGCCTTCTAAGTGTTCTCCTTACGTTTCTCCTGATACTATTTTCGTTCCTCAAGTTGAGGTTGTTGTTGAAATCTCTCCAGAAGAGGAATTAATCCCTGCCATTAACTGGCTTATAACTCAGGAGGTGGTTTCCGTGGTTAGCTTTACTAATAAGCTTCGGGATGCCCTTCCTAACTCTGATAAATGTAGGGAACAGGAGAGGATGCTTTATGCTAATTTTGATGAGCTTAGGGACTTAATCTTTTACTCTTTCGTTGGGCTTGCTTCCATCTTTGGCTTTATCTCTGCCCTTTTGGTGTCTATGTCAATCTTTGAACTTTGGAAAAATATCCCAATAAGGAGGGTTTAGCCATGTGTGCCTTGTATTGTGCTTTTGTTTCTCTGCTTCAGGGCATTTTTTCCTTTGTCCTTTCCGTGCTTTCTGTTTTGTCCATTCCTATAGCTCCTTTGGTCTCCCTGACCATTGATAACTGGTTCCTTGCCAATTCTGGAATTCCTCAGGCTATAAGCATATTGGTAACAGCCCTTACTATTAGGTTCGTGCTTAACCTTATTCCCTTCTTCAGGGTCTAAGCCATGGCTATAGTGTTTATAACAGGAACTCCGGGTGCGGGCAAATCTTATTATGCAGTTAAAAGGATTGTTGAAGACTTAAAGAAGGATACTAACCTTGTCGTTTCCAATATTGACGGCTTGGACAGGGCTAAGCTTTCCTTCTACCTTGGCAAAGAGGTTAATAACCTTTGGACTTTGGATGAGTTCCTCGCCACTGCCCTATCCTTTTGCAATCTCCATTACGATGGCAATTACAGGAATGCCTTCCTGACCATCCTCAATGTGGATTACTGGAAGAGGTTCATACTTCCCAAGCTTTTCGGTGAGTTGGGCTATAGAAAGGTTATCTTCTATCTGGACGAGTTCCAGTCTATCATTGATGAGGACACAGAACTAACCCAGCTTCAAAAATTCTTCTTTGACTATCATCGGCATCTGGGACTGGACTTTTACATAATCACCCAAAGCATACAGAGGATGAACAAGGCTATAAGGAACCTTGTTGAGATTGAACTCCGACTTGTAAGTCTCCGTATTTTTGGCATTTCCAATATGGCAGTTTTGAAGACCATAATCGGTGGTGTTCCCGTAAAGAAGACCGTAATCAAGTATGACCCTAAAATCTTTGCCCTTTACCGTTCCGCCCTTGTAGAACACATGAAAGGAGTTAAGGGTAAGCCTCCCGTTATGCTTTTTGTTGCCCTTGCGGTCGCCCTCTTTGCCATTGTTCAGCTGGGTTCCTATGTTAAAACCCATGGTGGGATAATTCCCAAGCCTAATATTTCTCAGGCTCAGGAGAATGAAGTAAAGAATGAAAAAAGACCCTCTTTCTTTGGCTCTCCCTCTCCTTCTGGTTCCTCTTCTACTCCCTCCGTTTCTGGTTCCTCTCCCTCCTATTCCTATCCTTCTTCCTCTTACTCTTATCCTTCCGTTTCCTCTGGAGTTTCCTCTTCTCCTTCTGGTTCTTCCTTTCCTTCTGCTTCGCCTTCCCTTCCCTCTTCTTCTGGTGGTGGCTATGGCTATATCGTTATTGAGGTTGCCCGCCCTTCCGCCCGCCAGCCCGCCAGTTCTGGCTTGGACTTGCCTTCAGGCCCTAAGGTAGTGGAAATTCCATGATTGAACTTCAGGGTATTTATGATCTTTTGCGTGAAAATCCAAGGGAGTATATGAGGCATGTAGCCAGAGAGGTTAATCCTAAACTTGACCCTCTTTTTTGCCCGCCCGCCTGCCCGCCCGCCAGCCGTTGA